AAATCAGAAAAATACAATAGGGTTATAGGAACATATACAAACCCAGAAAAAGACTATCAATCAGATACAGTTTCATATCCACCATTTGATGATGCACACTTAGCATCAGCAGATAGACACGCAACTATGCTTACTGAAGATAATGAAACTTTATTAGAGAGAAGTTTTGATATGATACAAGTTACTTCTCCTTATCAAGCTGAAGAAATTTGCGAGAACATATTAAAGAGATCAAGAAACAATATAAAAGCTGAAGTTACTGCAACTGCTGAAGCACTTAACTTATCTATTGGAGATATAGTAACAGCGACTTATGACACAGCAGGTTTTAGTGCAAAACCATTTAGAGTAATGTCATTATCTATTAACGCAGACAGCACAGTTAATTTAGGATTAGAAGAACACCAAGATTCGTTTTATGATTACGAAAATAAATTAGAAGCACCTGCTATCGCTGATACTGTATTACCTAATCCCTTTTCTGTTACTGCACCAGTTTCAGTAACTCTTGACGATCAACTAATAGAATATTCAGACGGAGTTGTTATTACTGCTCTTGATGTAACGATTGGTGCTTCATTAGATAACTTCGTGGACTACTACCAAGTTGAATACAAACTAAGCACAGATACCGATTACATTATTCATGGACAAGGAAAAGGATTAACTCAAAGAATATTAAACGTAATAGATGGTTCTCTTTATAATGTAAGAGTAAAAGCATTTAACACATTAGGAGTTGGTTCTACTTATACTTCTGCATCAAGAACTATTATTGGTGGGATTGCTTCACCTGCTAATGTTGAAGATTTTTCTTGTAATATTATTGGAAGTGATGCTCATTTATCTTGGACACAAATACCTGATTTAGATTTGGCTTATTATCAAATAAGATATTCAACACAAACAAGTGGTGCTTCTTGGGCTAACTCAGTTTCTTTAGTTGAAAAAGTTGCAAGACCAGCAACCAGTATTACTGTACCTGCAAGAGTAGGTTCTTATTTAATTAAAGCAGTTGATAAATCTGGTAACTTATCTGCTAATGAAACAATTATTGCGACTAACATAAGCACAATAGGAAACTTTAATGCTGTTGCTACACAAACTGAATCTCCTACATTCTCAGGAACTAAATTTCAAACTTTAGTATCTGACGGAACTTTAAGATTAGATTCTTCAGAACTATTTGATAGTGCAACTGGCAATTTTGATTCAGCACCTTCATTCTTTGATTCTGGTCTTACTTCTTTTGATTTATATTCTAGTGGTAATTATGTATTTGCTTCTCCAATAGATATAGGTGCAGTTTATACTTCAAGAGTTACTGCTTCTATAACTCAAACTTCTGATAATGCAGATGACTTATTTGATGCAAGAACTGGAAACTTTGATGATGCAAGTTCTAGCTTTGATGGTGATACTCCTGCTAACTGTAATGCACATATTGAGATTGCCTTATCTAATGATAATATAACTTATAGTTCATTTAGAAACTTTGTGGTCGGTGATTACACAGCAAGATATTATAAATTTAGAGTAGTATTAACTTCTTTTGATTTAGCTTCTACTCCAGTTATTAGTGCTTTGTCAGTAAGTATAGATATGCCAGATAGAATATTTAGTGGAAATGATATTACTTCAGGGACAGGAACTTATAATGTTGTATTTACTAATCCTTTTTATTCAAATTCTTATGCAGTAGGAATAACAGCACAAGGATTAAACACAGGAGATTTCTTTACAATTTCAAATAAAACTGTTAATGGTTTTGATGTAGCATTTAAAAATAGTGCTAGTACAGGAGTTACTAAAACTTTTGATTATTTAGCTAAAGGATATTAGATAGAATATGGCACAACACGATTACAATATAGCAAATCAGGGTTTCCCTGCATTTAGAACAGATTTAAACAACGCACTATCGGCAATTCAAACAACAAATTCAGGAACATCAAGACCAACTGGTGCTGTCGCAGGACAACTTTGGCTAGACACAACTTCTGCAACTACACCTACTTTAAAATACTATGATGGTGCTGATGATATATCTTTAGCAACTATTGACCATTCTGCTAACACAGTAAATTGGTTAGATTCAACAGTATCAATAACTGGACTATCAACAACTGCAACAGGAACAGTTTTAACACTTTCAGATTCAGCAAATACAACAACAGTAAATTTAATTATAGACAATCAAAAAGAAATTCGCTTTCGTGAAACAACAGCTAACGGAACAAACTATGTAGCATTAAAAGCACCAGCTAGTGTTAGTGCTGATTTAACTTTTACATTACCTACTGCTGATGGAACAAATGGACAAGCTTTAGTTACAAATGGTTCTGGAGTTCTTTCATTTACAACTATTTCTGCTGGAACATCTTGGCAGTCAGTTCAAACAACTGGATTTACTGCTGTAAGTGGTAGAGGTTATCCTTGTAATACAACTTCATCTGCATTCACAGTAACCTTACCTGCTTCACCATCTGTTGGAGATTATGTACAAATAGTAGATTACGCAGGAACTTTTGCTACTAATGCAATTACATTAGGTGCTAACTCAAATAAAATAGATGGTGGAACAATTAATAAAACTTTAAATACAAATAGAGAAGCTGTAACTATAACCTATGTAGATTCTACCCAAGGTTGGGTTGCTACTTCTGGTGTTAATGAAGGTTCATTATCTTTAGTAACACCACCTTATTCAGTAGATTTTTTAGTAATAGCAGGTGGTGGTGCTGGAGGATATGATAGAGGAGGAGGAGGTGGGGCAGGAGGATATAGAAATTCATTCTCAACAGAAACATCAGGTGGTGGGGGAAGTTCAGAATCTAGTTTAAGTTTTAATTCTGGAACAGTTTATACAATTACAGTAGGTGCAGGTGCAACAGCACCAACTTCTAAACCAGTTGCTGGTAGAGGTTCAGATTCTTCTATATCTGGTACAGGAATAACTACAATAACTTCTACTGGTGGTGGAAGTGGTGGTCATGCAGATGTAAATAGTGATGGTGCAAGTGGCGGTGCTGGAGGTGGTGCGGCGGCTACCACACCTTCAGGTGGTTCAGGAACAGCTAATCAAGGTTATGCTGGTGGTGCCGCAACAAATGGTGCACCTAATTTTCCTGCTGGAGGTGGAGGAGGTGCTAGTGCAGTTGGTCAAGCTAGTCCGTCTAGTTCAACTGGAGGTAATGGTGGAAACGGAGTTTCTTCTTCTATAACTGGTTCATCTGTAACAAGAGCAGGTGGTGGCGGTGGTGGGGTTTATGGAGGTGGTACTGGAGGTACTGGAGGTTCAGGGGGTGGAGGTACATCAATATTCGGATCTGCTGGTGAAAATGGAACAGCTAATACTGGTTCAGGTGGTTCAGGAGGTTCTGGTGCAACTCCAAATCTAAAAGGTGGAAATGGTGGTAAAGGAGTTGTAATACTTCGTATGCCAACAGCTAATTATTCAGGAACTACAACAGGATCTCCAACAGTTGATTCAACAGTTAATGGTGGAACAGAAACAGTTTTAATATTTAACGATTCAGGAAGTTATACAGGATAATTTATGGCTTATTTTGCAAAATTAGGAATTGGAAATATAATAGAAAGAGTAATATCAATTAACAATTCTGTAATTACAGATAGTAATGGAGTAGAACAAGAACAAATTGGTGTAGATTTTATTAATAAACTTTACAATACAAGAGATGTTTGGAAACAAACTTCATACAATAGAAATTTTAGAAAAAATTATGCAGGAATAGGTTATCAATACGATCAAACAAGAGATGCTTTTATTCCACCTAAACCTTTTAACTCTTGGATATTAAACGAAGATACTTGTCTTTGGGAAGCACCAGTTTATAAACCACAAGATGACAACCAATACATTTGGAACGAATCAACATTGACTTGGAATATAGTAGAAGTATAATATTTTAAAAAAAAAGGAAGGAAAATGGAAGCTAACATTAGTGGTATATTCCCAACACCAATTTACATTTCAAAAATAGACAGAGATATAACAAGTAAAGAATTATCATTTATTAATAAAAATAAATTAGATGCTTACAATAACGAGGGCAATACAACTTCTAATGATAATTACATTCTTAATAATAAATTATTTAAAAATTTAAAAGAAGAACTTGATTTGAAAATACAAGACTATTTTGAAAAAATCATTTCTTCAAAAAATAATATAACTCCTTACATAACGCAATCTTGGTTAAACTATACAGAAAAAAATCAATACCATCATAAACATACACACGCAAATTCGTTAGTGTCAGGAGTATTCTATATTAACTGCCATAAAGAACATGATAAAATTAAATTTTTTAATGACAAATACCAAGCAATTAAACCAGAAGTAAAAGATTGGAATATATGGAATTCAGAAACTTGGTGGTTCTCAGTTAAGACTGGAGATGTAATACTATTCCCATCATCATTGTCTCACATGGTAGAAACTAAACAAGGAGATAATACTAGAATTAGTTTAGCTTTTAATGTATTCATTAAAGGAACAGTTGGAGATAATAAACAATTAACAGAACTTATATTATGATTACATTTATACTTGGAACTATCTTAGGAGTATTCTTAGGTTGGAAATACGAGTTGGCAATTAACGATTTCATAGAATCAATTAAAATACATTTAAATATCAAGTAGTCTTGAAATATGTTGCAACGCAATATATATTACTTCTCTAACAAACGGAGAATAAAATGTTTACATTTAAACTACCGACTTACGAAGAACTAAAACAAAACTACGAAACATATTTAAAAGATGTTCAAAAGTTTTACAAAGACTTCTATTCGGACATACAAAAGACTTTTAACAAATAACTTTATCTAAACTTAATTGTCTGATAAAAGGACTGCACAATATTTAACGTGCATTTATAGATTAGCTGATGGCAGTTGTTGTCTTTTGAAGTCTTGCAAATGTACTGATAAAGACAATGACAAAAAAGAATACAGACGAGATTCAATCTCTTACATTTAAAGGGCATATTACAGGAATTAAAAGAGAAATAAAAATACTTGGTTGTTCAGTTTATAAGCTGGAGAAAAAAGTAGAATCTTTATTCTGGTCTATACTTTGTGGGCTTGGTGCTTTGTCGTTGGCTTTAATCACAATATTTTTGGCTAAGTAAGTATTGCACAAAACGGCAAATACAACTAACAGTTAGTTATGAATAAAAGAATCTTAGTCATATCAGATTTACACATTCCATATCATAGAGAAGATTCATTTGAGTTTCTAAAAGAAATTAAAAAAGAATACAAACCAGATACGATTGTAAACATAGGTGATGAAATTGATTGCCACGCATTATCATTCCACGATCATAACCCTGATCTTGCTTCTGCTGGACATGAACTTGTAAGAGCAAAAGATTTTATAAAAGAATTAGAATTAATATTTCCTGAAATGACTTTGTTAGACTCAAATCATTCTAGCTTAGTTTATCGTAGAGCAATTAAATCAGGAATCCCTAGAGGTTATCTAAAAGAATACAACGAGTTCTTAAATGTTAAAAAATGGAACTGGGTAGATAATTTAACTCTTACCTTACCTAATAAACAAAGATGTTTCTTCACTCATGGAATATCTGCTGATGTAACTAAAGTATCTCAGATCAATGGAATGAGTTGTGTTCAGGGACACTTCCATTCTAAATTCAAAATAGAATACTGGGCTAACCCTGATGCACTATTCTTTGCTATGCAAGTTGGTTGCTTGATACAACAAACTAATATGGCTTTTCAATATTCTAAAAACTTTAAAACAAAATTTATAATGGGTTGTGGAATGATTGTAGATTCTACTCCAAGACTAATGCCAATGGTACTTAACAAAGAAGGCAAATGGATAGGCAAGTTAGTTTAAAAG